CGCGATTCCAACGGACCGCCCCAACGGGCGAAATCCAAAGGGATCTTGATATAGTCTCAAAGAGATCTATATCCGGTAAGTTACCGAAAAGGGCACGCATGCACATAGATTGAAATTCCAAAGGAAAGTAATCTGTTGCAGACGACAAATCCACAGAGTGGACTTGTATACCTTTTCCCAAACTGGCCTTGAGAACATTGATAGGTCTAGACTGATCGTGGGTACAATCCCACGGGAACTTATGATCAATAAAATCATAAGTTGCTTTCCCAAAATGCTGTAAAGCAAGTTGGTACAAGACAAAGGGAGAGGCTACGCTCCGTAGCTTACCTCCTGGCTCTTGTATGAAAGCAATCTTTCCTCCGAGACACTGAGACATATCACCTAACCCACCATCAAATGGCGGCGTTATGGGATGTGCTTCAATTCCCTTCAGTACAGGGGCGAACAAACCCTTATACTTACTGAGAATTGAAATACCCCAGTCTGAAGTCATAAAGACTTCGACATCACCTAAGACATCACTGTCTTGGGCTACTGAGCGTAGGCCCCTTGAAGGCTTACGTTTAGATGGGGATCCTCTATAGAGAGCGATGGAAACGTCGCTACTCCGTCTCACAGTCTGGCCTCCAAACGTTCGCTTAATCTGATTTGAGATCAGATTAAGGTCCTGTAAAACAGGAGGCGATGCGCGGAGTGCACTGGTAAATTTCTTTACCTGTGACTCGGTAGGTTTACCATAAATAAATATGGTATAACACATCAGAGTCTGAACAACCTTGCGGAAGTTCTTCTCAGATTTGTCAGCCCAGCGGAATAATCCGCCGAGGCAACCTGCTAAATCTCCATCACGGTTCTTTCGAACCCAAGTAAGTGATGGTAGACCCGCACGTCGTCTGTAGAGATCGTTCTTAAGAGACTTAAGCCTCTTAATACACCACTCTACACCCGAACACTGGACCCACTTGAGTACCAGATGAGTAAACTCATCACGGTAGCATAGTGGGATGTTAATAACCCACAAGCGACTTCGTAACCCCTGTTCTAGTGAACTTACGTTCATACGGGAACTCCTTAAAGGATAACCGTCTAGTACAGTGGCGACAAGCCGCTGTGAGTTGGTTCTCATCCACCGATAGGTGCAATGTACATTAGGGTCTGAGGATAGACTTTGGTGTAGTAAATCCGCATTCGTCACAG